TGCTAACGACGATGGCATTGTTAATCTTGTTCTGGGCTATCTCGGGGGTATTGTCTCATCTATCATAAGTTTCTATTACGGCGCATCGCATAAGCACGAAAAATGAAAACAAGCGAAGAAGGTAAAGCATTAATCAAAAAGTTCGAGGGCTGCGAGCTGAAGGCATATTTGTGTCCAGCTCAAGTCTGGACGATTGGTTATGGCCACACGGCAAGCGTAAAGGAAGGAGACGTTTGCACTCAAGAAGATGCTGATCGCATGCTCGCAGAAGACCTCGAAGAGTTCGAGGGCTATGTGCGTGAGGCGGTAGATGTGGCTCTTGAACAAAACGAGTTTGACGCTTTAGTCGCTTGGACCTACAACCTTGGCCCAGGGAACCTGCAATCATCAACCATGCTCAAGCGAATAAATGAAAACAAGTTTGAGGACGTACCTAGCGAAATGCGCCGATGGAACAAGTCGGGCGGTAAGGTGCTTGACGGTTTGGTTAGGAGAAGAGAAGCCGAAGCGTTATTATTTCAAGGGATGCCTTGGGAGAATGTTTGATTATGCCTCTTCAAAGTTATCAGTTTCAGCCCGGAATCAATAAAGAGGGCACCAGTCTCACTGCAGAAGGCGGTTGGTTTGACGGCAATCTTGTTCGGTTTAGAAAAGGTTATGCTGAAAAGATAGGGGGCTGGGAAAAGTACATATCTGTATCCTATCAAGGGACTGGCAGAAAACTCCATGCTTGGGTTGACCTTGATGGCACAAAGCTTTTGGGTCTTGGCACCCGATATAAGCTTTATATTCAAGAAGGATCTAGCTATAACGACGTTACACCGATTAGAGAAACCACGGCAGCAGGCGATGTCACATTTGCTGCGACCAATGGATCCTCTACATTAACTGTTACTGACACCAATCATGGTGCAAACATTAATGACTTTGTTACGTTCAGCGATGCTGTCAGTTTGGGTGGCAACATTACGACTGATGTTCTTAATCAAGAATATCAAATCGCTACAGTCCCAAGCGTCAACACTTATACCATTATTGCAAAAGACACATCTGGCGTTACCGTAACTGCGAACGCTAGTGACACCGGCAACGGTGGCGCTTCTACTGTTGGTGCTTATCAAATCACGGTTGGTCTAGATGTATTTGTAGATGGTACTGGTTGGGGATCTGGTGCATGGGGATCTGGCGCTTTTGGATCAACGTCTTCTTTGACGGATGCTAATCAGCTTCGCCTTTGGTCAATGGATAACTTTGGCGAAGATCTTATCTCTTGTCCTCGAGCAGGCGGTATTTACTATTGGGATAAGAGCAACGGTTTAGGTACTAGGTCCATAGCTCTAACCGCTTTAGCGGGCGCTAATCTTGCTCCGACTAAAGGTCTTCAGGTTCTTGTTTCTGACATTGATCGACATGTTCTTGTTCTAGGTGCGGATCCCATTGTTAATGGCGCAAGGACAGGAGCCATTGACCCGTTATTAATTGCTTTTTCAGATCAAGAAAACGCAGCTGAATGGGAGCCAACATCTACCAATACTGCCGGTGACCTTCGATGCTCTGCAGGTTCTGAAATCATTGGCGGTATAAGAGCTCGTCAAGAAACGTTGATATGGACTGACGCTGCGCTGTATAGCCTTCAGTTTATAGGCCCTCCATTTACTTTCGGCTTAAACCTTATCAACGAAGGCGTTAGCTTGATTGGTCCTAACGCCATAGTGAATTCTCCCGCCGGTATCTTTTGGATGGATAGGAAGGGATTCTATCGGTACTCAGGTGCAGTAGAAAACATTCGCTGTACTGTTCAGTCTTATGTCTTTAGTGACTTTGAAGAAGGTCAGGCATACCAAGTCTTTGGCGCTTTGAATAAACAGTTCCATGAGATTACTTGGTACTACTGTTCTTCTGGAGAAACGGTCATTGATCGTTATGTCACTTATAACTATCAAGAAAATACGTGGGCGATTGGTCAATTGTCTAGAACCGCATGGCTTGATGAAGGCATATTCTCTAATCCAATCGCTGCTGGTAAGAATGGTTCTGATTACCTTTACTTTCATGAAGTTGGTAATGATGATGACGGAAGCCCAATGACTAACGTCTTTGTTCAGTCTGGAGACTTTGACTTAGGCGAAGGCGAAGACTTTCAGTTCATTAAGCGAATGATTCCAGACGTAAAGTTTGATGGTTCTGGCGGTTCCGATCAAAGGCTTAACGTTGTGTTGAAGGTTAGGAATTATCCTGGACAATCTCTAACGGCGGATCAGACCTCTGCGTTTAGTTCTAGCACCACCAAAATTGACATGAGGGCCAGAGGCAGACAAGCTGTTCTTAGGTTTGAATCTGATGACGATGGAAGCTCTGTAAATCAACTTGGTGTAGGGTTTAGAATAGGAAACACAAGGCTTGATCTGCAGCCAAATGGAAGGCGCTAATGGGGAAATTACTCCAAAACAGACTTCCTTTAGCTATGGGTCAGGAGGTTACGCCTGATACGTTTAACCGTGCTGTACGTGTTCTTGAACTTAACTTAAATGCTTTTGATACGACTGCAACACCGCAATATAATGATAGTCAAATCAATCAGTTAGCATTTCAAACCGGCGATGTAATATGGAATACCAGCGGTGAAGTATTACAGGTATACACAGGAAGCAAGTTTGAGGACTTATCAACCGGAAACAGGAAAGGTATCAGCGCCACAGGTGAAGTAGGATCCGTACAGGTTATAACCGGCGGATCATTGATTGTAGAAGTTGGATAACTTTTTGGAATAAGCATGACTAAACTTTGTAAGAGAGGCAAAGCCGCAGCCAAAAAAAAGTTCAAGGTTTATCCATCGGCTTACGCAAATGCTTATGCCAGCAAGATTTGTGCGGGAAAGATCGCAGACCCCTCTGGTAAGAAGCAAAAAGATTGGGGGCCAAAGAAGATGAGCGGTGGTGGTTTCGCTGCCAAACGTTACAGAATGATTGAGCCAAGAGGCTTTGAGCGCATGATGCCCAGTAAAAGACCTCGTACCAGAGTGCCGTCATGAGTCTAACCAAATGGTTTAAAGAGGACTGGGTTGATATATCTGCCCCCAAAAAGGGCGGAGGATACGAAAAATGTGGCCGAAAAAGCGCGTCAAAAAAAAGTGGGCGTGGGTATCCAAAGTGCGTTCCCTCAGCCAAGGCAGCGAAGATGACAGCCAGTCAGAGGTCAAGCGCGGTTCGGAGGAAAAGGAGCAAGCCACAGGGAGTGGGCGGCAAACCAACGATGGTGCCAACCTACGCATGGCATGGTGGCTCCGTAAGAAAACTTAATAAAGGTTGTGGTGCGGTAATGGAAGACAGAAGGAAAAGGACAAAGTACTCCTAATGTTTAGAAGACACGCAGAAGAATTTGCAAGGGGCGGCATGGTTGGTGGTCGCTCTAAGTCCGTTGCCAAGCGCAAGCGTGACAACATGCCTGCTCGAAACAGAAAGAACTTCTTATCTACCAAGGAAGGCGCTGGCATGACAGAAGCTGGCGTCAAAGCCTATCGCCGCAAAAATCCCGGAAGCAAATTGCAGACCGCTGTTACCGAAAGCAATCCGACGGCAGATCGGGCAAAGCGTAGGAAGTCTTTCTGCGCTCGTTCTGCCGGACAGATGAAACAATTTCCAAAGGCCGCAAGGAATCCTAACTCTAGGTTACGTGCTGCCAGACGTAGGTGGAAGTGCTGATGGGTATTGATAGATTACCAGTAAAGATGTTCGGCGGAGGCGATGCAAACTTAAGTGATGCTGGTCCTTCAGCCCCTTCAGCCATAAGTTTTGGAGAAATAGGAAGCGCAATGGGGGTAAACCCTGGCGGAGTTAATTTCTCTTTAGGTGGTGCCGATTTAGGTAGAAGTTCTTTCAGCAATATAGGCGTTTTGTCTGGAATTGGAGGAACAATTGGAGATGTTTTTGGATTAGGTGGCCTTGGTAATATGGGCGCCACTTTAGGTGTACCTACGGGTGGTGGATGGTGGGATAATGTTAATCCAAACATTCAACTTAATTGGAATGCTGTTCTTGATGAAAACGGTAACGTAAGAGAAGAGTTATTTGACCAAGACAAAGATGGCGTCATATCTCCACAAGAAAGAGTGCTTTTAGATTCTATTAGAAACCAAATAGCAACAGCGCAAGCGTTAAAAAACAATCAACCTGTATCGCCTGATCAAACACCATTTCAAGGTCAACCTTTACCAGACGAAGATAAGCCTGAACAAGAACCCGGCGAAGACAAAGACAGTTTTCTCCAAAGACTTCTTGACTGGCTTCTTAGGAGTGGAGGCGGTCAACGTCCAGG